TTTCTTTTTATCTGCTAATACCTGCATGACTCTATGGAACACGGTTCCAAGGACTGCTTTTTTATTCGTTTGATCTTTCATGCCTAATACATATTGAAAGAAGTATTTCATCTCGCACATCTCAAACGTGCCTAAAGAGGAACTTCTATGATAGCAAATTATCATTAAATTTCCTTTATTTCATTTGCTCGTGCAACAATGGATTAATTTCTGCTGTAAACTTACCAACATGTCTATTTTTTTTGGTAACGCCAAGGTTAATTAGTTCATCCAAGAACGCCTTGCATGATTGATTAATATCTAAATTTGAATTATCAATGATTGCATCAAACTTATTATAATTGTCTGCGTCAATTTCACTTTGATGGGTGCTTTCATACAGTGAGCGAGTTAGTCTAATAACTTTTCCGCCACGTTTTTGCACAGCTTCGATTTCATTTAAGAATCGACAGTCCCCAATAACAGCAATCTCTGGGTCATCAGCTTCAATTCTGCGAAAGCAATTTTCCAGCCAGATTGGTTCGTACATCTTACGCATAACATCTGTGCCAAAAAACTGCATGAATTCACGAGCGGTCATTGGTCCCTTATGATGACATATCTTACCGTTGGGACCAATATCGCTAGTATCTCCCGGCATATTCTCCCAAAGCAGATGTTTCTGAATCTGATTCTTTTGTTCATCAGTTCCATAGACACATTCTGGCGGAATATTAAATAGCATAACACAGATTTCTTTTAGTGAATCTGCAAAATTATAACCGCGAATAAGCGGCCAGATCCTTCGAGAAGCATATTGGAAAAATTCATCATTAGTTTGCTGTAAATCAAGCACTCCCATTTCTTCAAACTCTTTTCCGTTTTCGTCATGAAAAGTGCAGTTTACCACAAGATCTCCCTCTGGGGATACCAGAAACTTTTCAATAATGTCATGACGTTTCATCTCATAACCATGTAGATAGTTGGAAAGTGTAGTCTTTCCTGATTGCTTTTTACCGCATAATGCAATGATCTGTGTCATTAAAATTTTCCTTGAATTTGAGGCTTGATTACTTCATTGACTTCATTGATCGTCATATCGCCAATGTCGTTTTTGGGAATTTCCACAGTATAAATATTAAATAAAAGTTTCAATCGTTCATGTATGTCTTTTTTACAAGCATCACCAGCTTTATCATTGTCAGACATGATAATCACATTTGAAACGCCAGTCTTTTGAATCAGAAATTCTTGAGCATCGCTAATCTTAGAGCCAAAGATTCCAACGGCATTTCTAATGCCAGATTCCCAAAGACGGATAACATCGCCTTGACCCTCTGCTAGTATTATAGTCGCACTTCTAGTAATATGCTCAATTGCTTTACCGTAATTGTACAAAAAGTTGGACTTATTGAAGCCCTTTTGATTGATCCATTTTTTAGGATCATTATTTATAGTTCTACCAACGCATCCTACCATATACTCATCATTCTCATCGTAAACCGGGAATACAATACGATTATACATTTGAGTATCCGATCTGGTACATAAGCCTACATCAAAAAGATCCAATGCTTCTTGAGAAAATCCTCTATTAATATAGTACTGTGCAGGAAATATAAGATGTTTTCTTACTATAGATCTTGTTACCTTATTTTTTAGTTCTTCAGTTTTTCTTGTATTTTTTAGCAACTTATCTATTGCTTCTGATGATTTATAAGCAACAGAAGTGTCTACTTTTACGCCGTGACAAAAATCTTGGCAGAATCTAAGAACTTCTGAAAATTTGTAAGATCTCTTGAATTTATTCTCAAGTAGCATCCAAACTAAAGAAATAATGTCATTCGTTGACTTCTCTTTATGACAGCCTTGAGTATTGCAAAACCATTTACCACAGTGATCTTCATGATCTTCATCAATATTGATATTAAAGGCTGTAACATTATCTCCTTGATGAACTGGACAAGAACTAATTAGTAGATTATGTGATTCATAATATGAGTCAATTCCAAAAAAGGCAAAGAGATCAAAAATCTTCTTCATCATCTTCCTCTTCAAAATTTGAATTTTCTGAATCTGCAAATCCCTGTTGATTGTTGTTTGCATTGCTCTTAATCTCTCTAATAGTGCCAACCTCTCTCACTTTTGCAAACTTGCCGTCCATTTGCAAGCATATATAGCCTTCATCTTCCATTCCGGGTCCATGTCTGGAAACGATAGGTATAAGTTTTTTATTTCCATTATTTATTCCGTCCATAGACTTTTCTTCTTCTGATTTATCCTTAAAGATTGAGAATGAAGTGCAGAGCCAAACTAAACGGTCAGATCCGGAAACAACATCTGTGGATTCTTTAGTGATCCCGTCTCTATTAAGCTGCACAAATGATAAACATGGACAATCATTCTCTACACAGAAATTATGCAGCGAAGTAATCTGAAAGCCAAGAACTTGAAATTCTGCAAGATTATTATTAATGCTAGAAGATGTCATCAATTTAAGATAATCATATATGATAACACAGTTATTTAATTTGCCATTTTCATCGTATCCAACTCTTTTAAGTAACCATCTTTTAATAATAGAAAGCGTTTCATCAAATGGTCTTCCGGCAATACTAATATAGTCATAAGGAATAGATTTGATAATATCTATAGACTTTGTAACAGCATCTACTTTTGCAGGATTTGCAGCAAACCTGCCGGATGCGACCTCATTAATCTCAACACCACTTTTGTTTGCAATAATTCTATTCCAGTGATCTTCTGTGCTCATTTCTGTATCAAGCATAAGTACTGGTATGTTATACTCTCCAGCAATATGCAAGGCAATATTATCGGCAAGTACAGATTTTCCAGTTTTGGGACGAGCAGCAATCAGGTCTACGCATTTTCGACGCAAGCCGCCTCCAATAGCCTTATCGAATGCACTCATGCCAGTTGGAATGCCGATAGACTTGCCATCATTATTCTTGATATGTTCTAGATATTCATGGATACCCTCTCCAATAGATTTTGGAGAAAGATCATCTTCCTTCATGAAGGATAGGCAAACATCCTGAATAGGATTTTCTGCAATTGATAAAATACTGGCGATATCCTCATCTCCAGTAACTTTGTTTAGATTTAAATAAATATCTCGGAGCTTGCTTTGCATAATTCTAGCAAATTCAAGCCTCTTTAGCTTTTTGGCGTGCTCTGCAACATTATTAATATTTACCGGAGTGTTCATAACTCCAGTAATATGTTTCAACATATCATTCTTTTCAACAAATTCTTCTAGATGTAGACTCTTTGCTGATGATAGAATTTCTGTATAGCCGACAATATCTCCACTCTCGAATGAGTGCTTAATGCACTTATACAGGACTTTATTATTTTCGATTGTGAAACTCTCTTCATTTACGAAGAGTTCAACTTCTAGGAAGCATTCTTTACCATGCTGTAGAAGTCCAGCAAGAACCGCACGTTCAGATGCTACATTATAAAGATTAGATTCTTTACTCATTAAGATCTTCTTCCTATACATCTATCGCAGGTGTATATCTCTCTGGCAAATTGAGGATGAACCTGTAAATTTTTATTACAAACTGAGCATATTACATCTACAGGCTTGTATGGTTTACGCTTTCTTTCTGCTCTTTCTATATTATCATCAATATTTTCAAATCCTTTTTCTTTGCCAACCTCTGATATTAAATAATCCATTTCATCAAATTTGTTTGTTTTTTCGTTTTTATTTATTTCAATCTTTGCTGGTTTTTTTGTTGCTTTGCCTTTTCGTGTTTGTACTGGTTTTTTAGTTGATGGTGCTAAATTAGATTCTAACTTTTCCAGTCTAGCTAATAAAATATTAATGCTTGCATTTTCAGGATTTTCAGCTTTAGAAGGCAGCTCTATTTCCTGACCAGTAAGAAATGAATATGCTGTAACAATATACGACCAATCAGAATTCTCTACACCATGCTGCATGAGAGAGATGATATCATCAAGTAGAACAGTAACATTATTTTTGTTCATTTATTGAATCCTTTTACTTTTCCTAAATCTTGTAATAGCCCAACTCTTTTCTTTATGTCTTTACATGTTTCTGAGAGCAATTGTATTCCGGCTTCGATTCTTAGTTTGTTTTTTTCAACACTAATTGCGTATGAGTTTTCTCGTATAATAGCTTGTCTTTTTATCTCTGCTGGCATCCATGTGCTGTAGTCTTGCCAGTATTTAGACATAAGAAAATTTAATGCTTCTACCGACCAGTTCTTTTGTGTAGATAATATATCTAGCTTTTTTTGTAGAATTCCCGCATAGTTCATTAAACAGATAGCATATGCTATGCATTCTTCAGCAGATAGGCTGAGAAGTTCCTGATATTCTAAGTCTAGAATTTCCTTATATTTATTTTTGTCTTCTTTATATTCTATAATATTCTGTGATAAACAAAAAGACTCAACCCATTCATTGAATACCGCTAATGCACTTATTGTTTCAGGTACGTTGCTATTATAGTCTTCCATTGATTCTTCTCGTTATATGGTAAGATAAGTATGTTTATATCATTTAGTACACACCATTCTATTTTATCCTTATCTCTTTGTTTAGATTGATAAAAGTCCATAACGCTCTTATGAAAAAACGAGCAGTATTCATAGTGCTGTTTTCCATGAACTTCTATTATAAGCATTAAGTCAGGAATAAAGAAATCGGCATACAGCAAAGAAGGTCTTCCGGGCCGCTTAGATCCCGGAAGAGTTACTTCTTCGTATAATGACTTATTTGGAATAATTTCTTGAATTAAGAGACGAGCGTCTAAATGATAGGATGACTTATTGTTTCTAAATTTTCTTGATCTATTTTTTGTAAAATTAAAATTATGGCAATTTCCATCAAATCCAACAACTTTATACATTTACTAAAAGCTCTTCTAATTGATCTTTAACTTTACCGAAAATATCTTTTCTTTGAACTAGAAAATCATAGATTTTTGCCTGTCCTTGAAATTTTGGGGCTTCTGGAAATTCCTCTGTTCCTTCTAGGAATGGTATTGAATACCATGCACCGGACTTGTCTATTATACCTAAAGACTCGGCCAGTTCAATGATTTCTTTTTCTTTATCGATGCCTTTTCCATATCTAATGTAGCTGACGCACTCAGTTCCGGAGGCACCCATAGAAGAACATGAGATTTTCCAATGAACAAGCTGGCCTACTTTTTTTCCATTCTCTTCCCAAGGCTCAATTTTAGAAATATCAATTCTTGTATCTGCTTGGTACTGTACCATAACGCCACAGTCTGGAATTTTTATTTTACCATAACCAGATGTATTAGTAATATAGTGAGTAATAATAAGTACTATAATTTTGTTTTTTACTACTGTCTGAGCATTCTTTTTGATCCAATGAGACAATAGTTTTGGCAAACTAGCACGTAAAGAAGCAGAAGCACTTTCTTCTAATTCAGCACGAGGAACTAATGATGAACAAGAATCAATAACACATACCGCTCCTTTATTTTCTGGTCTTTTAATTAACTGCTCAGCAACATCTAGAAAGTCTTCTGCTGATAAAGACTCTCCATCTTCCGGACTATGAACTATTTGAATTTTATCTAGATCTAAACCTTCTGTTCCAACAAGATTATAAGTCTTTAATCGACTTTCTCCATCAATATAGATTACAGGACGGTCATCATCTTGAGCATTTTTGCAGATCTGTAAACACGTAGAACTTTTGCCAGTTTTAGGATCTCCAGAAATTATAGTCCAGCTACCTTCTAAAATTCCTCCGTTTAATGCAAGATCTAATTTTGGACTCACAGATATCGGCTTAAGGTCTTTTTTGACTGAAATTAACTCAGAGCCTTTTGATATAACTTTACCGAATGCCTTTTCAATTGCCTTATTAGAACTTAAATCTACCTTTTTCTTATCTTTCGACATTACAAGCCTTTCAATACATTCTTATTTTTTGTCTTCGTAAACGGTGCTTGTATACCTTTGCATTCAATCTTTTCACTTATAACTAATTCTTTTTCAGTTCGTTCTTTTTCAAAACTCTCTATAATTGGAACTAACTTATCAATATTTTCTTTTTTGGCCAGCTTCATTATATACTTAGCTTTTGGTGATTGAATAGCTTTAATGATACAATCAGCATGATATTTTTTCAAAAGCTTATTGGCGGCTATAACCTCTCCTTTGTAACTACCATGCAGAGGACTATTAGATAGCCAAAACTGCTGTGCATTACTACCGTAGTTTAGTGATTCACTACGTTTTTTAAAAATTAATTCAGCAATATAATTGGCGGGAGTTATGTATCCCGCCTTGTATATCGACTTGAAAGGTCTAGTTTCACTATATGGATATGATTTTGTCATTTTTTGATTTTATGAATATGCTTTGTGTCAACATTAGAGGCTCTAGACTTAACCTTAGCAGCTTCTGCTGCTGCTTTTGTCATAGTTACAATACCTCTTTTTTTATCTCTTGTCAATAATGATTGTGGTGAAGATGCCTTTTTCTTCGATTCTTCATATAGAGTTTCAATTTCAGATTCTTCTACACTAAGAGCCGTGGATAATTCCTTCAATGAAACAGTTGAGGCGTGCTGTTGAATATAATATTTTTCAGCAACACTCAGCTCTTTTGTTGTAGGCGTTTTTGCTACTTTTTTAATTGTTTTTTTTGTTTGCATAGTTTTCCTTTTGTTTATTCGTTTAGAATGTTAGTGATTTTTTGAAGCTTATCACTCAAATAAGTATAAGCCTCTTCTGTCGAACTAAATTTCATTTTTATGATAGGCTCAAAGTCTTTACATAAAAGCCGCAACTCTTGATTATTCAACGGCCTAGTAAATGAATAATTACTATCACAAGAATCGCATATGTATGGTGCTATAGTAAGCATTATAGTAATATTATCCATTTTCAATGTATCTTTGCTTTTGCTTATCTGACATTTTATTAATTTTTGAATGTAGTTCTTTTTTTGCAGATTTTAGTGCTTCTTTTTTAGAGTCTTTGTCTTTTAAGGTTCTTTCTTGAATTTCATACCTCCCTATCTTTTTAGCATTCCTTTCTGATAGCTGACCGATGGTTGTTACCTCTTGCCTGACCGATGCTAAAATCGGTACATGAATTACTCTTTCTAGGCAATCCATTCCACATTGTAGACAGTGTCTTAGAGGCTCGTCTTTTATAGATTGTTCGATGTTTTCAAATACGCTCTTGCAGTTTTCACACTGATAATCATATAGAAGCATTATTCCTCCAATGCTTGTAAAATTTGCCCTATGATTCCATTTCTTTGGATATCATCGTATGTTAAATAGCAAATGCCCACTCCTTTGATTTTTGCTAATTTATTGATCAAGATTGATAGTCCGCTCTTAGATTTTAAATCTGTTTGATTTATATCTCCGTTTATTACAATTTTTGAATTTTTACCCATCCTAGTAATAAACATCTTTAGCTGATCTAGTGTACAGTTTTGTGCTTCATCTAATATCATACATGAATAATCATATGTTGCACCTCTCATCAATTCTAACGGCTCATACTTAATTTTACCATCATTAAAGTATAGGCCATAATTAGCCCTTCCTAAGAAATTTTTGATATGTTCTTCAATTGGCTTTAGATATGGAGCTATTTTTTCATTCAGTTCTCCCGGTAGCGATCCAACCTCCTTCCCGGAACATACTAAAGGACGTGTTGCTATAATTTTGTCATAACTTCCTTCATGTAAGAAATTTGCAAATAATCCAGAGCTAATATAAGATTTACCGGAACCTGCTGGGCCAACACATATAGTTATTGGGTTATTGATGATAGAAACCATATAGTCTTTATGGTTTTCTGTCTTTGCCTCAACAAGCATAGACTGATCTTGGTTTTTATTTATTTTTGATTTTCTGCTTTCAGCCTCATATCTTGGAACTCGACGCTTTGCTGTTTTTCTCATATATTTATTTCTTATGTTAAATCTGTTACACTTTTATTAGCTTCCCAAAATCTACAACTCCAGTATTTTGCTTTCCATTTAGGTCCGGGATTAGTATCGCATTGATGACGGGCACGAAAACTCTTGCGTCTTTTAGGATCATCTCGCTTAATATCCATATTTGGATCACCAAAATTTACTTTTACGATATTACCCTTATCATTCTTAACATAAACACTAAACTTTTTTGGACCCTTTGGGGTTCTAAAAGGCTTGTTGAGTTTAACGTTCTTTTTCTTTTCTGCCGCCATTAATGATTCAACATCGTCTTCTTCATCATCTTCTTCATCATTATATTCATCTAAAGATGCATACATAATTGAATCAAAGATTTCTTCTATAAAATGTTCAGCTTTAGAGATCTTATCCTTCGTCCACTCTTCAAATTCAAAAGTCTTGGTTTCAAGCATTTCCACAATTTCCATAAGCTGCATGTGCATCTTATTAATTTGTGAAATCTGCATAGAACCTTCTTCGTATTCAGCCTTAGTGCTTTTTGGATGTGATTTTGGCAAGAGGTCATTATCCTGTTTGTAATTAGGATTACTTGGCCTGCCATTTCTCATTAAATAGAGGAAGGCGTTCACTCTTGCAATAGCCCATCCATCCCTTGACATATTCGGATGATGACTGGTAGAAAATGCACCCGCACCGCGACGATATACAGCTTTAAGCTGACCAAGAGTGACTTTGCTGCCCTTGTTATTTTCGGAAACCTTAGCATTATGTTCAGAAACTTTACTCTGTAGTTTAGAGATTGTTTCTTTGCTTAGTGTAATTTTACCCTTATCGTCTTTAGCACTATCGGGCTTATTCTTTTTGGAACCCTTCTTTTGATCTTTTTTAGGTGCTGGAGTTTTTCTTGGATCATTCTTTGGAGGCTTGCCATATTGTA